CGTGTTTTAGCGTGCATGCGCGGCGCAATTTGAACTGTATGGGGAATGCGCGGTTTTTGGGGCCAAAACACGCTGCAACATTTCAGCGATTTAAGGGTACATTTTCATCTACGGTCGACAAAGGTGTGTGTGCAGCAACTGCACCGCACCCGACCTATCGATGAACTTCGATTTCCCCTGCGGCCTCGTACTCCACCAGCTTCTCAAGCGGTAGGTACACAGTCGGTTTTCCTTCGCGGAGAACCTCCAGACGGCTGTTGACTTCTGATCCCACTTCGTAGGTCCCAGCAACCAGCGGCGTAAAGCCTGCTCCGGATGCTGTGGCCTCAGTCGGGCTTTTGCGGGCCAGAACCCCGCGAACTACTTTGATTTGCACTGCAAGACATTCTCGTTTTGCGGCCAATTTTACCGGTCATCCCCATGAATCATCCTGAGATCCGAATGGTCCCAGTGGACGCACTCGTCCCCTATGCACGCAATGCCCGCACCCACAGCGATGCCCAGGTAGCCCAGATTGCGGCCTCCATTACCGAGTTCGGCTGGACCAACCCGATCCTCACTGACGGTGCCAAGGGCCTGATCGCAGGTCACGGCCGTCTGATGGCAGCGCGCAAGCTGGGCATCAAGGAAGTGCCAGTTATTGAGCTCGGGCACCTCACGCCCGAACAGAAGAAGGCCTACATCCTGGCTGATAACCGTCTGGCCGAGAACGCAGGCTGGGACGATGAGCTTTTGAAACTCGAGTTGGCTGAACTCAAAGCGGCCGACTTTGATCTTGACCTGATGGGTTTCAGCGACAAGGAGCTCGAAGAGCTTCTGAATGGAGACGAATCTGGCGGTGGTCTGACTGAAGATGACGCAATCCCAGAAGCACCAGTAGACCCGGTATCCGGACCTGGGGACTTGTGGATTCTCGGCAACCACCGCCTCCTTTGTGGTGATTCCACCGTCTTGTCGGATGTGGAGCGCCTCATGGGTGGCCAATTGGCCGACATGGCCTTCACCGATCCCCCCTACAACGTGGACTACGGCAACAGTGCCAAGGACAAGATGCGCGGCAAAGACCGGCGCATCATGAACGACGATCTGGGTGAGGGGTTCTTTCAGTTCCTCTACGACGCCTGTCTGAACCTGCTTGTGGTCACCAAGGGCGCCTGTTATGTATGCATGAGCTCATCTGAACTGCATACCCTGCAAAAGGCCTGGATCAAGGCAGGCGGCAAGTGGTCCACGTTCATCATCTGGTCCAAGAACACCTTCACGCTCGGTCGTGCCGATTACCAGCGCCAGTACGAACCCATCCTGTATGGCTGGAAGCAGGGCTCGGATCACTTCTGGTGCGGGGACCGGGACCAGTCGGACATCTGGAACTACAACAAGCCCCGGGTCAATGACTTGCACCCGACCATGAAACCGGTCGAGTTGGTCGAGCGGGCCATCAAGAATTCATCGAAGAGCCGGGACATCGTGCTGGACTTATTCGGTGGCTCTGGCACCACCCTGATCGCCAGCGAGAAGACCGGGCGTCAGGCCCGTCTCATTGAACTCGATCCCAAGTTTGTGGATGTGATCATCAAGCGCTGGGAGGACTACACCGGCCAGCAGGCGGTGCGTGAAGATGATGGTGTGTCATTTGCCAACGCAGGCTCAGCCATAAGCAGTGAGCCTGCGATTCAGTAACAGACCTCATCCAGGCCACAATGGATCACAAATCCGGTCAGGTAAGGCAGGCCCTTGGGGATGCCCGTTTCCCGTGCGGTGATACGACCAATTTTCCAGTCCATCCATTTGGCGATGGCTTGGGCGACTGCAGCATCGATCGCAAGGCCTGCGGCCAAGCCGTCCTGGACCGAGTCTGCGAAATGCCTGCCTTGCTTGCTGTCCAGAAAGGCTCGGACGGATTCCAGTGGCTCGCCTGTGACTTCGGCAATCTGTTGCATGGCCATCGGCCAGGCCACACTGGCGTGACCTCCCATCGTTCCCCAAAATCCCCAAGCCTCGTTTTGTGTGCTGAGCATCATGTGGGCCTCCTTTCAAGCGACCTGGTCTGCAATGGATGCGCCGTACTGGCTGCGCACGATGTCATAGACCATCCAGGACTTGCGCTGTTCTTGGATCTGAGCGCTGTGGATGCGTCCCAGGCAGGTGCGCGTCCACCTCATAAAAACCTCTGCCTTTGACATCTGGCGAAGATGCTGCGTGGTTCGTTTGGCTTGATCGATGGGGTTCATCTGTGTGCTCCTTGTTGCGATGTCTGTATGAACGCTTCATTTGGGGATGAAGTAAAGCGATTCATCAAAATCTTTTGATCTGTCGCTATCAAGCGACTGCTCAGCCCAGGCGGGCCACATAACGACCACTGTCGCTGCCAGAGGGGTCAATGAACAGGTAAGGGCGACCGGGTGCGTGAACCTCGACGCATAAGCGTCCATCACCGTAGTAGCCGCCTTTGCCCTTGAGCCAGTCGCGCGACTTGTAGAGGTTCATGGCAAAGCCATCGAATTCTTCGGGTGTCATTTCCCGGGTTTCGGTGACATAGACCGTGTAGTCGCCGCAAGCTGCAATCTCTTTGATGTCAGCAGGCTTGCGGCCAAAGGACAGCCGTATGCCGAGTTCTTCGACCTCCATCTCGCGACCATCAAATTGGATGGTCAGAGGCTTGCGTTCAATCGTGATGGTCATGGTTTTCATGTGAGCCTCAGGCAGCTGGGTGGGTGATTCGGTAAATACGGTCTGAGCCGGGTTGCTTTTCTGAGGTGATCTCCAAGCCCAGCTTCTTCTTGAGGGCACCAGCCATGGCGCCTCGCACGGTGTGAACTTGCCATCCAGTGGCTTCGGTCATCTGGACAAGCGATGCACCTTCAGATCGTTTGAGCAGCTCAATCAGAACCGCCTGCTTGGTGCCGCCTCGCGTGGCGCGTGGTGCTTGCGTTGAGATCGGTGTTGTTGATTGGGTAGTGATTCCGATCGCTTGCAGGCCTGTGTTCGTGGCAACAAACACACCGGCATCCTCAATGCTGGCTTCGATCAGCTTTGCGTTGAGAAGTGCGGTCAGTACCTTAATGCGGGCACCGCCCTTGAGGTTGTCTGGAAAGACAACCAGTTTCTTTTGTGGATGCTTGGCGGCTGCCTCGAGCAGCGTGCGTTGGGTGTTCGTCAGTTGCATGTTTGGCTCCGTGATGCTTTTGCTTTTTTTCCTTCTGCGAGCCCTTCTGCGTAAGCAGCGGCCAGCGCGCACTTGATGCCCCACACCGCAACCTCGTGAAAGTCCAGCCGGTCTCTGTGCTGGGTCTCCAAGGTTTCGATGTACAGGTGTTCATTGGCAATGCGATTGAACAGTTGATCGATGGACTGACTTGATTTCATTGGCTTCTCCTTGTGTTGATTGGATGTGGAGCATTGACGCTCTGAATCAAGGGCAAGCCAAGTCAATTTTTGAAGCTGTCGCTTATTCCTTGAAAGACGATTGAGATGCCGCGAAGTGCGCCCACTCCATGCCGATACCCGGGTTGCGCACAGGTGCTCAACGTGCCTGGTTACTGCGCCAATCACCAGTCGAAAGTGCACCGTGAGTACGGCCGTGCGCGCAGAGGGTTTGATACGGAGCTGGGCTTTTATCAATCAGTCAGGTGGCGCAACACCCGTGCAGCGGTGTTACGGGATAACCCGCTTTGCTGCAGGTGCCAGGCCAAGGGGCTGTTGCAACCGGCCAAGGTCGTTGACCACATCGTTCCAGTGAAGCTTGGCGGTGAGCGCTTTGAGCGAGCGAACCTGCAGAGCCTGTGCGTGCCCTGTCACAACGCCAAGACCGCCTCAGAGACCGCGTCCTCGCGCCAGTGACCCCGTCCTGAGGGGGTAGGGGGGATGAATCTCTACAGACTGCCGCCCAAGATGCGGAGGCTTGCGCAAATTTTTGTGCGTGCAAATTGAACAAGGGGGGGTATCCCCCAAAGCCTGCAGCAAAGGCAGTGCATCAGATGAACATCAAACCAAGCGGGTGATTTATGGGTGGACGCAAGCCACTGCCGACTCAAGTCAAGCAGATCAAAGGGACCTTGCAGCCATGCCGGACCAACTACCACGAGCCCATCCCAGAGGGCTTACTGGTTGAGCCTCCGGACTACATGCCAGAGGGTGCCAAAGCCGCCTGGCGCTACGCGCTTGAATGTGCCCCGCCCACGCTGATCCGCAAGCTGGACATGTCCGTGCTGGAGATCTGGGCTTGTGCGGCTGATCTGTACCGGCAGGCGCAGGCGGGCATCGGCAAGACGGGGCTCCTGGTGAAGGCTCCCCACAGCGGCGTGCCCATGCAGTCGCCTTACCTGGCCATTGCCAACAAACAGGCCCAAATCATGACCAAAGCTGCGATCGAGATGGGATTCACCCCGGCATCTCGCTCGCGCATCTCCATTCCAAACGAACGCCCGGGCGAGGAGCTCGATCTCTGGGAGGACATCGTGGGTTGACCCAAAGGGACACAGGATGAGCACATACGCCGCGAGCGCCAAACAATATGCCGAGCGCGTTGTCTCCCATGAGATCCTGACCTGCGAGTGGGTCCAGAAAGCATGCAAACGCCAGCTCGACGATCTTGTCCGCTTCAAGCGCAAGAGCAGCCTGTACCAGTTCAACCCGGAACTGCTGGACCGCTATGGCAGGCCCTACAGGCCAGCGGACAACCTGTGCGCCTTCATTGAGCGATTGCCCCACGTCAAAGGCCCACTGGCCAGCAAGATGATCGTTCTGGAGCCCTGGCAGGTGTTCATCCTGTCCACGGTTTTCGGGTGGGTCAAATCGGACGGTAAGCGCCGCTTCAGGCGCTCCTACATCGAGGTGCCTCGGGGCAACGCCAAGTCCACCCTGTCCTCGGCGGTTGGCCTGTACATGCTGGCAGCCGACCGCGAAGGCGGGGCGGAGGTGTATTCGCTGGCCACTACCCGCGATCAGGCCCGCATCGTCTTTGGCGATGCCCAGACCATGGCGCGCCTGAGTCCGGGTTTCAGGAACCGTTTTGCCGTGAACGTCGGGGCACACAACATGCATGTCTTGCAAACCGGCTCCAAGTTCGAGGCGCTCTCGGCAGAAGGCTCCACACTCGACGGATTGAACATCCACTTTGGCTGCATCGACGAGTTGCACGCCCACAAGACCCGAACGGTCTACGACGTGGTGGAGACCGGTACCGGCAAGCGGGACAACTCACTGCTGTGGGTGATCACCACGGCTGGCAGCAACCGATCGGGCATCTGCTACGAGGTCCGAAGCTTTGTCACCAAGCTGCTCAACCGGGTGTTCGAAGACGACTCCCAGTTCGGAATCATCTACGGGCTCGATGAAGGGGATGACTGGGCTGCCAAAGACTCGCTCATCAAAGCCAACCCCAACTGGGGCATTTCGGTGCGAGAGGAGATCCTGGTTCCCCTGCAGGCCAAGGCCATGCAGTTGCCCAGCGCGGTCAACAACTTCAAGACCAAGCACCTCAACGAGTGGGTGAGTGCAGACACGGCCTGGATGGACATGCGGTCCTGGGATGCCAGTGCCAACCCCGATCTTGAGCTCGATCAGTTCCTGGGCCGGCCCTGCTGGCTCGGTCTGGATCTGGCCAGCAAGACGGACATCGCGGCGCTCGTCATGGTGTTCGAGCACCCTGACACACCAGACGCATATGCGGTGTTTGGCAAGTACTACCTGCCTGAGGACACGGTCCAGGCGGCAGGCAACAGCCAATACGAGGGCTGGGCCCATACAGGACGCCTCTCGGTGACGCCGGGCAACGTGATCGACTTCAGCTGGATCGAAGCCGATTTGCTGGATATCTCGTCGCGGTTTTCAGTGCAAGCCGTGGCTTTTGACCCGTTCCAGGCCACGCAGCTATCCACGCGCATGTTGTCCGAGGGGCTGCCCATGATTGAAGTGCGTCCCACGGTGCTGAACTTCAGCGAGCCGATGAAGACGCTTGAGGCCTTGGTCCTGCAAAAGAAGCTCGTCCATGACGGCGACCCGGTGCTGGCCTGGATGGCAAGCAACGTGGTCGCCCACACGGACGTCAAAGACAACATCTATCCAAGGAAGGAAAGACCAGAAAACAAGATAGACGGCATCGTTGCACTGATCATGGCCCTGTCTCGGGCGATCAAACCGGGCGAATCGGTGGTGCTGGGATCCGACTATGAGTTGATGGTGCTCTGACGTCATGGGATTTTTTAACTTCTTTGACCGCTTTAGAGCTTCGAGGATTGGAGTCCAAAGTGATCGCTCACCCTGGGGAGACTTCTATTTCGAGCCGGTCTCGGCTCGAAGCATCTCTGGCATGCGTGTTTCGGCCGATTCGGCCATGCGCCTGGCTGCGGTCTACGCCTGCGTGCGCATTCTCTCTGAGACCATGGCCTCGCTCCCCCTGGTGGTCTACCGGCCTCGCAAGGACGGGGGCAAGGACCGGGTGACGGACCACTGGCTCTACCGGGTGCTTGGCAAGAAGCCCAACCGGTACCAGAACCCGTTCGAGTGGCGCGAAATGCTGCAGGGTCATCTGGCTCTGAGGGGGAACGCCTTTTGCCAGATCCTGGCCAACAGCCGAGGTGAAATCACCGAGCTGATCCCGATTCACCCTGACCGGGTGCGTATGGAGTTGCTACCCTCAGGCGACTACCGCTACCGCATCCGGGATCAGGCTGGCTCAGAGATCGTCCTTCCTCGTGGAGAGGTGTGGCATCTGAGGGGCCTGTCTTCGGATGGGCTGATTGGCTTGAGTCCCATTGATCTCTCGCGAGAAAGTCTGGGCATGGCCCTGGCCGCGCAGGACTACGGGGCTCGGTTCTTCTCCAACGATGCCAAACCCACAGGGGGCTGGATCGAGTTCCCGGGCACCTTCAAGGACCCGGAGTCCAAGCGGGTGTTTCGGGAGTCTTACCAGGCGGCGCAGTCTGGCTCGAACCGGGGCAAGGTCCTGGTGCTTGAGAACGGCATGAAGTTTCACGAGGTGGGCGTCACGAACAAGGACGCCCAGTTCCTGGAGCTGCGCAAGTTCCAGATCACGGACATTGCCCGCCTGTTCCGTGTGCCACCGCACATGATTGCTGATTTAGACAGGGCGACTTTCTCGAACATCGAGCAGCAAAGCCTGGAATTCGTCATGCACACCATGACGCCCTGGGCGGAGCGCTGGGAGGCATCCATCGAAGCTGACCTGCTCCCAGATGGTGATGCGCTGGAGATCGAGTTTGACTTTGCCAACCTGATGCGAGGGGATGCGGCCAGCCGCTCTGCTTACTACCAAAGCGGCATCCAGAACGGCTGGCTCACCCGCAACGAGGCCCGCATCGCAGAAAACCTCAATCCGATCGCAGGACTCGATCAACCGCTGCGGCCGCTGAACATGGTCGAAGAGGATGCAGCTGAAGTGTTGGAGTTGAACCTTGGGGCTGCTCCAGATGCTGAAGCCTCGGTGCCATCTGATGCAGAGTTGTCCACCCACTCCACTGTTCATCAACGCCTGCATGGCTTGGTCGAGTCCAACGCCCAGCGACTGGCCCGTCGCATCTGCAAAAAAGGGGCCCTGGGCTGCAACGAAATCAACCTGATCGCCCAGACCTTCAGCCTGCCTCCATCGGTAGTAGAGGACTGGGCGCAGGGGGCTCCATCACTCGAGGATGAACCGGCACTGTCCCGGTCCCTCATTCATTTGGGCGTTCACACAGGATAAGACACATGAACAGACAACTTTTGCTCTCCGAATTTTTGACCACCCCGTGGGCCCTGATGCCCGAGCGGCTGCAGGCCATGGCCGGGGTCTT